TTCTGATGTTGAATTGACAACACGTAAACCATTTGAAAACTCTGCTGCTGCACGTGAAAATGGTAATGTTGGAATGATATATCAATCATCTCCAACAATTGATCAGTGTGGTATTACTAAAATACCTCAAAAATCAAATGCATACTCAAATAGATTAGATAGTGACCTCCTTGAACCTGTTAATAGCAACGATTTAATGAAAACCCAAAGAATTAATCCTATTAAAAGTGGGTGTAAGTTATAAAAATATATAAGGAATAAAATATATATATATATGTAATGGGAGATGGTACCCATTACATGCTCTCGTAGCTTAATCGGTCAAAGCGTTGGTCTTATGAGCCAAAGATTGGGAGTTCGAGTCTCCCCGAGAGCACAGATTCTTTTTATAAGATATATAAAGTTTCATTTATATATTATAATAAAAAACTTTATAATATTTAACAATAATATATGTCGAAAATAGCATTTATATTTTTAATTTACAATACAATAAATCATGAAGAATTATGGCATACATTCTTTAAAAATATTGATAAAAATAAATATAATATTTATATTCACTACAAAAATGATGTAAAACTTAAATATTTTGATAATTATAAAATTAATGAGACTGTATCTACTAAATATGCCGATATTTCAATTGTAAAAGCGCAAAATCATATGTTGAGAGAAGCTTTAAAAGATATTAATAATACACATTTTATATTTTTGTCAGGTGCTTGCATTCCATTAAAATCATTTACTCATATCTATAATAAATTAAATAGCGAGTTTTCATATTTTCACATCGCAAATAAAGAAGATTGTCTTCCAGATTGTGAAGATTCATTAAAATATATTGATATAAAATACTTAAATAAAGCATCACAATGGTGTATATTAAATAGAAAACATACTATTTTAATTGTAAATAGTGCTAATTTTTATAAAAATGCATATTGTAATAGAACATTAAATTATTTAGTATGGTTCGAAAAATCTTATGCTCCTGATGAACTATGTTATATAACATTTTTAGCTCGCATTTTTAATAACAAATTGGAAAACGAAATAATAGCAACTAATTATAAAAATCCACCTGAACATGCAACAACATTTGCTAATTGGGAAGGAATGAATTATAAATATGTTTCAGATAATGAACTTAAAAATTATATATATATTTCAGAAAAAGAATTAATGCATCTATTGCATAGTAGATGTTTTTTTGGGCGCAAATTTAAACCAGCTGCTTCTTTATCATTGCAAAATAATTATTATATAAATTATATATCTAGTTAGTTTTAATTCATTTTTACATCATATATCATAATAAAGTATTTAAAGATTTAATTATATATATATGTAAGTAATGTTTCGTATTGCTTTGATTAGTGTATTGATTGGACATTCTATTTGCTTTACTCATATTTCCAATCTTCCCATTATGAGACTGCGATATGTAAATGTCGTAAATAATATTTGTAAAATGCAACTAAAAGATTTGGATAATAATAATTTTAATGATATTGATGTTGATAAATCTGGTACAATTGATGTTACTGAGTTAAATAATTATTATGGAAAAAATAATTATATGGAAGTAGCTGATATTAACTATGATAAAATTATTGATTACCCAGAGTTTGAAAGACTTGTTAATATTAATAAGTTTGGGATAGAAAATGGTGGAAATCTTTTTGTAAGAAACGCAATTAAATGGAGACTTCTCAAAAATGATTCTATTTTGGCTGATGGAGAAGCATCAATTCTTGTCGGTAACAAAGGATTTGACCCACTTAATTGCGCTACTGATATTGGAACACTTAAAAAATATCGCGAAGCTGAAATTAAACATGGTCGTATCGCAATGCTTGCAAGTGTTGGATGGCCTTTATCGGAGATTTATCATCCATATCTATCCAAGCTTACTAATAAAATGGATTTACTTTCTTTGAATGGTAAAGCCCCATCACTTTTGAATGGAGGTCTTGATAAAATTAATCCTGTATTCTTTATGGCTATTATTGTATTCGCTGCTACGGTTGAATCAGTTGCATTAAATAAGGAATATAATAATGCTACTATTCCCGGTGATATTGGTTTTGACCCCCTTAAACTATATGTTGATAAGGATCCTAAAACAAAACGTGATCTTGAACTCAAAGAACTTAATAATGGACGTCTTGCTATGCTTGCTATTACTTATTATGCTCTTAGTGAGTTTGTAAATAATATTCCTATAATTAAGGAGACACCTTTTTTATTTAAAAGTTTTCTTTAATTATTATAAAGATGGATAATAATATTAATTACTATAAGGTTATAGATGGTTTAAATTTCGATGCAAGTTTATTAGAAACAGCAGAAGAGTTGGTAAAAGGTCAAGGTGACGGTCGCATATCAATTGATGATTCTAATAAATTATTAATGAAAATATTTGATGGTCGCAAGATTACACAAGTAGAATGTCGCACAATTCTATATATACTTAAAAACTATAAATTAACAGAGGAGGCCTCTAAAAATTTCTTAGATAAATTAATCAAATATGAATAAAAATTGATGTTATTAATTATATTTTTTTTATCAATATGGAAAAAACTATTGCAAATTTTACTATAAATATCAATTATGATACCTTGTGTATTAAAAATAAAAAATTAATTAAAATGAAAAAAATGCCAAAAAATGCGGAAGTAAGCGCATTGGCACTGATATCAAAGTATCTTAATTAGAATTAATTGGATACTTTGCGCATATATTCGAGAAGTTCATTTTTTTCTTTTAAAGTTTCACGAGTTTTAATAACTTCTAATTTTTTTGAGATATGAGGTATTATTGTAAAGAACTTATTTGAAAGCGATAGAAGTTCAGCTTCATTATTTTTGCCATCAATAATTTGAGTGATATTATTGAGAGTTTGTTGACCTTTTTCAATTTGACCGATACTTAGAATTCCAAGCGGGAAAACATCATAAGAATACATCTTCTTTATAATAGAAGATAAATTATATTTGATCAATTTTTATTTAAAATAGTTCATATTTATATTATATTAAAAATGATATAAGTTTTTTATATATTAATAATATAATGAATAGCAATCCTATTAATTTTCAAGACTGGGAACCTGTTGTATTTACTAAAAATCCACATGAATTAAAGAAAAGGGTAAATATTCAAAAGCCACCAGGTAATAAGGAAATTATTAGATTAATAGAAGATGATATTCCTAAGCTAAATAAAATGCCAATTGAATATGCACAGGCTATTATTGATGGCCGTACAGCATTGGGTCTTTCTCAGAAAGACTTGGCGATGCGTTTATCAATTAAAGAAAATGTAATTAAAGAATATGAAAATTGCCAGGTAGCAAACTTTAATATGGGTTTTCTAAAAAAAATTCTAAGAATTCTAAAAGTAGATCCTAAAACTGTTATAAAAAAATAATTAATATTTAACCCATAATTTATGGTCGGGAATAGAATAAATATTATTAGTTGTATCGCTTGTTTTTATTATTTTCCAATAGCCTTCTTCTGTATCTTTATACTCAAATTTGGGTATCCACCAATCTACATCATATGAAAATATATAATTAATAATATTATATAAATGTACTTTCATTTTAAAATATGAGTACATAATTTTATTTTTCTATTGATTTTATAGACTTTGTAAAAGTTCAAGATATTTAGAGAATTATGTACTCATATTTTAAAAATGAAAAAATATATTATAGCCGCTACTAAGGTAATACATATTATCAGCGATTCCACCTTGCGGTTTCTTGGCAGATTGCCTTCTGTATAACATGCACTATTGTTCCTTTTTGCTCTAATATATAGAGAGTGTTTGATACTTATAGTCTAATACTGGATTTTTATACCCAGTATTTCTTGATGTTGTAAGCATAAATTCCGGTATCAATATCTCTCTATATACAGATATCTATAATATATTCTTTCTGTTACAATAATAAAATTAAGAGATCCAATATCAATTTTTATTATTAATAGAACAAATTGATATTGTATTAGAATTAAAAATATATGCTTAATTATATTAATTGGTTTTTATATTTATCAATTTTATATAAATAATGATTATTAGACATATTTTGAGTACATAATTCTCTAAATATTTTGAACTTTTACAAAGTCTATAAAATCAATAGAAAAATAAAATTATGTACTCAAAATATAAAAATATATAACACGCATAAAATATTCACTCGCTTTACATAGCTTTCCATTCGGCGATGGCCTTAATTATTGAGGCTGCCTTAGTGATACCAGGGTTTTCTTTTTGGATGTGTTTTGAAATATTTCTTATATAATTCCTCATTAGTTTCTCTTTTTTGAGTTCCATAATTGCAAACTTCATACAATCGCTCTTGCTATACTCAGGATTTTCCATCTGAATTGCGATTGAAGTCCACTTCAAGAATTTGCGGTTGTCAATGGTGGTCATTTTGAGACAAGTAGAGTTTGTTGTTGGGATGCGTTTGAAAACTTGTAAGCTTTGTAAATCGATTACAAGAGCTTATACAACCAGATAGTTGTATATTATAATTATTTTAAACTAAATACATCATTTTTTATTAAAATCAGAACAAAATAAACCAGAAAAATAATATATATAATATCTGTTTATTATAGAATGAACAAATCAAACGAATTATTAAATAAATACAGCAAAGATTTTAATAAAATGTTTAAAGTGAGCGCTGAAATATTAAAATGTAATAGTGAAAAATGCAAGAATGAACATAAACAATTAGAAAAATACAAAAAAGAAATTTTAAATAATATAATAAAACTTAGTAAAAAAGAAAGTAAAACAGAATCTTCTAAAAATTATGATAAGGAAAGAATGAAAGTAAATAAAAAATTTAGAGAAAATAAAGATGTAGAAAAATATATAGAAAATGTTAAAAAAGGTATTGAAAATGATAAAAAGATAGTGGATAATTATAATAAAGCTTATAAAACATATCAAAAAGAATTAAAGAATTCACTTAAAGAATATCATAAAACAGAGACTGGAATGCTATATAAAAAAAAAATAGATAAATTGTTTAAAGAATTATCATATAATAACAAGACAATAGAATTATCAAAATGTAGTTTTGATAATTGCTTGAAATTACATAAAAAAGGTTTATTGCAATTAAAAATACTTACAGCAAATCTATGTAAAGAAAAAAATAAAAAATCATGTAAAATATCCGATACAATAGCTAAAATAGACGTTAAAAATTTTAATTATAAAGAAGGTGATAAAATATCAAAAATAATTAAAAAAGGTTTAACATAAAAATTGATACATTAAATACACAAAATATCATATAGAACACATAAAATGAATACTATTATCAAATTAATCATTGCATTTGCTTTTCTAATCAATACAGTAAACTCATTTGATTGCAATACGTTTCCAATTATCAAAAAGTTATTCA